AATTTAAACTCGACTTTATAACCTTGTTTAAGAAATTCATTTTTATAAATAATAGCATCATTTTCTAAACTAGGTGAATGTTCGAATATAATACGTAATGTTTTTGGTTTAGTTGTAAAACTATTATGTTTTTTAGTTTTTTTAGTTTTGTTAATGTTTTTTTTTGATTTGTATCTGGAACCATATTTTGTTTTATGGTTTGTTTTGCCTTGAGTTTTTTTAATAATACTCATTTTAGTTAATATTTTTTATTATTATAATGTATATAATTTATACTAATATATTAAATATAAAAAAAACGGAAAAAATCGGAAAACTAGTAAAAATTGATTTTTTATTTACTACTTATAAATTGTGTGCTTACGAATAGTATGATAGAAGATATAAATTAGCCCTTCGCCATCCTTGTAATTTATATAGTATATCATACTATTTATAAGAACTAAAAAATAATTAAGGCTTGCCTTGATTATTTTTTTTATTTTGTTTTAGTTTTTATGGTTGTGTTTTTGTTTTAGTTTTACTATTCATAATAACTTTACTAAATTTGTTTTTAAAATTTTCAAAATCTTTTAATGATTGTTGGTAAGCATTATTACCTAATTTCTGTTTTTGTTCTGGGGACATATTTAATATTCTATTTACACTATAATATAAATCATTAATTGTAGTTTTATAAGTTCCATAAAGAAATGTATTATAATACTTATCTTTAGTAAAATATTGCGTCCAATTAGGGGGTAAAAGTTGTTTCATCGATTGACCTTTTGATGCTTTAACTAATACACCTGTTTTATCATTTTGAATTAATTCATTCATTGGTGGTGCGTTAAGAGTAACGACGACGGATTTTGCTCGACGCCCTTCATCTATATATTGACCCCAACCTTCAATTAAACTAGGACACATATGGACATCTGCGATGGATTGTAAAAATTGTATTACATTATAATCTAATATAGTATTTTTAGTATTACATAAATAAATAGATCCTATATTTTCAAATTGTGGTAAAAAACTTTCTTTTGTATTAGTAAGTTTCTTCCATTCTTCCCATTTCTCTAATATAGGTTCTGGCAACTCTTTTAATTTAGGTTTTAATGATTTCCAATAATTAAATAAATTAGTATTACCTCCTGCTTTATTATTTCCAGTAATTATTAAAGGATAGTTAATCTTTTTATGTATCCAGGTATTAATTAATGTGTTTGTTCCTTTCATAGGACTCGAACCCATAATATGTATAAATAAATTTGGTAGTTTTTCAATTTTATCAACATACTTAAATTGATTATTATTACCAAATCCTACATAGTTAAAATTAAAATTAATATTAGGAATATCTAATTTATTTAATGTTTTAAGTCCTTCGCGGGTTTTACATAAAGGTATAATAGTTTTATCTTTCATTCTGGCAATATCCCAATCTGTTATATATTCTTGATTAACAAAAATATATGATTTATCGGCAGGAAATGTTTCTAACGGATATTCTAAAAAGATATGTTCTATAAAAAATTGTAAATTTACTTTTTTAAATAAATTTGATTGTAATTTTGATTGTATATTTGATTGTATATTTGATTGTATTTTAGTTTTAATATCATTATATATAACAACTTCTACTTTTCCACCACATTTTTCAATAATTTCTTTAATCGTATTTTTATCAACGACAATTCCACCAACATTATCTTTAATTATTATACGTGCTGTAAATGTTTTACTTTGTTTTTTAGATGTTTTACTTTGTTTTTTAGATGTTTTACTTTGTTTTTTAGGTGTTTTACTTTGTTTTATAGATATTTTATTTTGTAGTTTTTTAGTTCTAGACATACTAATATTATATTTAATATATAGAAAGATTAAAAATAGATTAAAAATAGATTAATAATAAATTAAAAAATGAATAAAAATAGAAAAAAAAGTAAATATAATAAAAAAAATGATTATTATATTATAATATTATTTTTTATATTATTACACATCTTGCTTTTTGTGTATTTGAAGATGGCTAAACCAACAAGTATTGAGTATGAAGAAAATGTTGGAAGTTTCTTTGATTGTGCGGTAAGTGCCTATGGGTGTGCTCCTGGCGACTTGGAAATTTTTTGGGCACGCTTATTAATTATTTTGCAAAGCATTTTGCAAAAAACAGATGAACAACTTACAATTCATGAATCATTAATTGAGTTGTATTGTAGTCACTCCTGGTTAGAGTGGAGTAGTTTTGCTACATCATCTCAACCAACCTTCCCAATTGGCGAATTTATGGACAAACTTGAGGAATTGGTTAAAGTTATTGAAGAAAATAACAAAAATTAAAAAACTATCAAAAATTGATTTTTTTTATTATTTATTAAGTAAGTGTTCTTATAAATATAAAACTATAAATAATTATTAATAAAAATAATAATTATTAATAAAAAATAATAATTATTAATAAAAAATAATAAATATAAATTATAAACTTACCCTTCCAGTCTTCATCATCTAGTTTATAATTTAATTCATTAATAGTTTCATATTTAAGAATAAAAAACATTACTTAAAAAAAATAAATTATATAAATCAACTTATATAAAACAAATTATATAAAGTTTATAATAATTTAAAGTATTGTTTTTTTTATTTAGTTATACTATTTTACGCACACACTTTAGGCACGCCAAAACACTGTTGACCTGCTGGACAATCACTATCAACACCATTTGGACAATCACTATTTTGTACACAATTGGATACAGCATCGTTATAAGATGTTCCGCATTTTTTATCACTATAACAAGGAAATTTATAACAATTTCCATTACAATCATCATCAGTCATACAGGTTTTAGGATTCCCAGAATTACAATTATTTAATGCATCACTCCATGTAGTCCCACATATATTATTATTTATAGGTGGTGTTATATTATCATGATTCCAGACTAAATAACCATAAGGTTTTATACCTAAATCTTGTATAGAATCCCAATCTTTAGCATATGGAACAGTTGGTATTATTTTGGCTTTAGCATTACCAAATGCTGTTAAATCGGCAGGTTCAAGAGTTTGACCATCGGCACCATATAATTGAGGTGAAATATAATCAATGTTTTGGTCATTAAGCCAAGCATTTATTAAATCATTACCTTGACCTGCACCTGATTTGCAAGCATAAGGTAATATACCACTAGTTGTTATCAAAACATCTAAGCCAATACTTTTACATTTACTAAAACAATCAGCAAATTGTGAAACAAAAGATACATTTGGGGTACATACTTCTATATCAAAACATAATCCATTCCAATTATTATTTTTAATATTTTGTAAATTATTATTAACATATGTAATTGAATCTAATGACCATCCAGTAGTATCAAGACCACCACCTAAATTTAAATATTTTATAGGTGCTTTAACTTGAAAACTATTGGAAACATTGTTTATAATTGCTGATTTTGGGTCTTCACCACCAAATAAAATACCTATGTTCCATGAACCTGATGGTGTCCCTGACCCATTTCCTCCCCAAGTCCATTGAAAATATCCATTTACATTTGTAGGAGTATTGGGTTTTGGATCATCACCTAATTGATCACTTAAATATGAACCAAACATTAATAATGGATTTCCATTTTTTTTTAAATTAATATTTGAATTCGTTTGTGATTTTGATTTCGAATGTCTATTAGTTAAATAGTTGACTAGAAATACAATACCGACAATTAACCCAATCAATATGATTACAATACTGATATAATAAATAGGTTTTATTGATTTTAATTTATTAATTAATTTAGAATTATTATTTTTCATTATAAATAATGTATAATGTATAATATGTAGTATTTATTTTATTTATAGTGAAAAATATAAATATTTTATTTGTATTAAAATAAATAAATATTTTATTTGTATTAAAATAAATAAATATTTTATTTGTATTAAAATATGATTCTTTTTATTAAAATATATAAATATAAAAATTGAATATAAAAATTGAATATAAAAATTGAATATAAAACTAATTATAGTATTATAACTATATTAATTAATTACATACATTTAAATATAAAACACTTTATATATTAATAAAATGACAGAAATAAGTGTCTATTATACAGATATTGAAAAAATAATGTTAGATTTAGAAACTAAAATAGATAAAAATGCGATTCATTTAATTAAACAAAATCCTATGTATAATGGGGCTTATTTATATACATTAAATCGTTATAGAAATTTATTATTAAATGAAGTTAAACAGTATAATTCAAGCTTAGATATAAATATAGATAGTTCTGTAACAACTAATTCTACTCCATTAACTATTGAAACTAAAGATGTAGATTTATATTTATTAAAGATGATGAAAGAACATTATTTTCCAGGATTAATTGAAACATGTAATGGTATTGCTAATATTCCTCTTATTGAGCAAAAAACGCCTGAATGGTTTAAAAATCGCGAAACGATGATATCTGCGAGTGATGCGGGATATTTTTTAAATAAATGTGGTATGTCAAGGGCAATTAGTTCGTTAAAAATTAAAGTTGGTGTGAGTTCTTATGTTAGTTCTAGTGCTCCTCCATTAATGCATGGTAATACATATGAAGATGTATCCAGAGCAATTTATGAATCGCGTAATAGCGTATCCGTTACGGAATATGGTATTTTAAGGTCTCCCACTGATTGTATTGGAGCAAGTCCTGACGGTATTATTACTGCCTGTCATAAAGATACGTATGAATGTAAGTCTAAATATGGACGTCTTTTAGAAATTAAAAATCCTTATAGCCGTGAAATTGATACAACTGTTAAACCCGAGTATATGGTTCAAATTTTACAACAACAATATACAACTCAAATACCTATTTGTGATTTTGTTGAGACAACGATTGTTGATATTAATTGTCATTCATATGCTTCTAATAATAAACCTTATACATCATTAGATGAAATGTTAGCTGATAAATTGGATATGGGTAATCCAAACTGGGAAAAACGTATTAAAAATAAAAATATTCCTAAAGAAAATCTTAATAAAATGGGTTATGAAAAAGGACTTGTTATTTGGTATAAAAAGAGATTTAGTGATGTTGATATACGTCATAAGTATGTTATGTATCCATTAGATTCACCTTATGAAAAAAATAGTATTGAAAAATGGGTTGTTGATATGAATGGCGAACATTTTAAAGATGGATTTATGTTTGTAACTACTAAATTTTGGCGTTTAGATGTTTATAGTGAAAAAACTGTTGTTTATGATTCTAAATTATATGAAGGAGAATATGTTCCTAAATTATGTAAAGCGTGGGATGTTATTTGTAAATGTAAAGATATTGGATTAAATAATGGTAGTATTGTAGATTATATTGAAGACTTAGAGAAAAATTCAGAGTCTGTATTTTATAATCCAAATAAAAGAGCACCAAAAGCAAAAAAGCAAAAAATTACAAATAGTGATTTAAATACATATAATCCAACTAATAGTATTGAGTTGGATTTTTAGACTCTTATATTTTAAAATTCTTTTATTTTTCTTTTATTTTTCTTTTATGTTTAGACTCTTATATATTTTAGAGGATATAAAATCATAGTAATTAATGGTAATTGTAAAGGTATAGTTGGTAATCTATTACAAATAGTATTTAGAAATGAGTTGTTTCTTTGTAATTCATTTGTTTCGTTCGTTTCAGGATACTCTTTAATATCAGGTGTGATTACTGTTTCTGGTGTAATTATTGTATCTTTATTGACTACTGTTTCTGGTCTAATAATTATATTGTCATTTATAGGAGTGTTATTATTACTTATATTTTTATTAATTTTTATTAAATTAGACCATTCTTTAATACTATAGTTATTTGACATAGATAAATTACAATTTCCACAAATTGGTTTTAAATTATCAATATCAAGCGTCCCTCCTTTTGATTCAGGAATATCATGACCTACTTGAAAATTAAAGACATTAATTATATTATCACACCAAGACACATAACATTTATTAGAAAATACTTCAGTATTATGTGTTGTCCAAACTAATTCTCTAATTCTTTTTGGTATTGTTTCTTTTTTTATATGTTTATTTTCAATAATAGTTTTATTAATAGATTGTATTATAGTTTCTTTATTACTAGTATTAAGTAAATTGGTTTTATTATTAGTTTTAAGTAAATTAGTTTTATTGTTAATATTAAATAAATTGTTTTTATTGAAAATTTTATTATTTTTATTATTTTTATTATGTTTATTAATTTTATTGTTAATTCTATTATTAATTTTATTGTTATTTTTATAATATTTTCTATAATCTATACTTGGTTTAAATTTCATAGTAATATTAGGAATAATTGAATTTAATATATTTCTTGAAAAAAGATGATTCATTTTAAATAATGAATATTTTTATTTTAATTACTTTATTTTATTTAATTTATTTTATTTTAAATATTAGTTTTTAAGTTATGATTATAACTTTTCACTTTATTTATAAGGTTTTAACTAAATACATTTTTAAATTAATAAAAAAATTAAATAAAAAATTAAATAAAAAAATTAAATTAATAAAAAAATTAAATTAATAAAAAAATTAAATTAATAAAAAAATTAAATTAATAAAAAAATTAAATCTAATAAAATAATAATAAATAATTATAAAGTATTCTATAACTTATTTAACTCAAATCAAATTAAATTAACTTATATTAAATATAATATGCCTTCTTCTAATAATAAAAGAAATAATTCTCGTAATACCCGCTCATCTTCTAAGGGAGATTGGACTATGATTGCTTTTTTAGGTTTAGTCGTTGTTTTATTTGGTGCTTATTATATGGCTACTAAAAGCAATCGTGCTAATGAGCCTTTTGAAAATGGTGCTCCTAATTTAAAAGCCGCTAATGGCGAAACCATTGTTGCTCTTTTTTATGCTGATTGGTGCCCTCACTGTGTCTCTTTTAAACCTCATTATAAAAAAGCAATGACTGAATTAAACGGCAATGACCATAAAGGTAAAACTTTACGTTTTGTTATGGTTGATTGTGATAAATATAAATCACTTGCTAAAGAAAATGATGTTAGTGGTTTCCCTACTGTTAAACTTTTAAATGATGATGGTTCTAGTAAAGATTATGATGGAGAACGTTCATTTGAAGGTTTAACTAGTTATTTTTCTTAAAATTAGTTTAACTCATTAAACTAATACTTTATTCTAAATTAGTTAAAGTAACATTATAAGCAATTTTTATAATATCATCAATATCTGAATGTGTTGCGTTTATTTTAAGAAATGACATAATATCACCAGGTATTTCAATATTAATAATTTTATATTTATTTTTATTTATATTTGTTTTTTCTAGTTTTTTATTTAGAATACATTTGGATAATGTTCTTGTAAATAAATTTACATATTCTGTTATATTAATTGATTTATAATTATCTTTATCTATAGTGTGTCCTTGATTAATTAAATAAAAACCAATAACAGTTAAACTTTCTTTTTCTTCTTTATTTTTATCTATATTATTGTCTTTTGTTGCTTCTTTTGTTGCATCTTTGGTTTGTGTAGTTTCATTTATTAATTCTGGTTTGGTTTGTGTAGTTTCATTTATTAATTCAGGTTTAGTATTGGGTTTAGGAGTTGTAATAGGTTCAGTAATAGGTTCAGTAATAGAATTATTATTTATTGTAGTTGTGTTATCTATTAAGTCCATATCAATAACACTATCAATTGGTAAATTATCTAAAATACCACCATCGCAATAAATATCATTATTGATTATGATTGGTTCAAATATAAAAGGTATTGCTATAGAAGCACTTATTGCTTTATGAATAGGTAAATCTGGATAAGACTCTTTATTTAATAGTTCAAATTTATGTTGAGTTAAATTTGTAACGCCTATTTGTAAATTTATATTATATTTTTCATAGAGTTGAATAAATGTAAAATTCTCATTATTCGTTTTATTATAAATACATTTTTTTATAAATAAGTTTAATTTATTTCCTGATTCAAAACCTTTTAGTGTTGTAAAATTTAGTATTGAATCAACATTTATTTGTAAGTAATCTTTAAAAACCATTTGTTTTACAATTAAATTTAATTCATTTGATGTATAACCTAATGCTAATAATGACCCAAAAAGAGCACCAGCGCTACTTCCTGTAATACTTTCAATAGTTTTAATAACATTTTTTTCTTCAAAGTACTTAAATAATCCTATATAACTAATACCTAACAATCCACCTCCAGATAAAACTAAATGTTTTAAATTTATATGTGTCATTTTAAATTTTATTTATTTTATAATAAGGTTCTACTGTTTTAATACTATAATTTAATATAAATAATTAAAAGTATTTCATTAAATTATTCTAGATACTTTAACTTTAAATAAAATAGTTTTATATTAAAATATAAATATTATAAAATGAAATTAAAAAATATTATAAAATGAAATTAAAAAATATAATAAAAGTTTAAATTAAATAGTTGAAATTAAGTATTAAATTTAAAAGTTGGCTTCATGATTTAATACTTTTCCACCACCAGGGACGGCTTGACGCATACCTTGGGGTGCAGGTGCCATATCACCTAAGTAATTAAATTGGTCAAGAGGTGAGGCACATTGGTTTTTTTGTTGAGATGAAGGCCACGCTTTAGGCATTTCAGCACAATCGGAGTTAGGTTGAGAATAGAATTTACGCCCAGTTCCTACACCATTAATATCATTTAATACCATTTTGCCAACACGTCCATCAGTTACAAATTTGTATTTTTCGGGTAACATAGTTCCATTTTCAAAACCTTCTTTAGAATCGGCAATGGGACAGGGACCACAGCAATTTAATTTACAGGCAACATTACGATGACGGTCCATT